CTTACTCATACGGCGGTGCTTGTTACACGTACTACGTTAACAACGCAGGGAGTGTTAAGGCTTCCATTTGGGCGCAAGGTTATATGTCTTTGGGCGCTGATTCTGCTTTTGCATACAACTTAGAAATTACAGGGACTTCTTGGTTCAATGGTGCTGTGCATAATGTTAAAGGAGCTGACGTGGCAAGTGCATCCAACTTGACGTTAACAACCAATAGCCACATTATAACAGGAACAACAACTATCAATGCACTTACTATTGCGCCATACGTTGCAGGAGATCACATAACTTTAGTATTCACAGGAGCAACAACAGTGAAGCACAACACAGCTGGAGGTGCAGGTACAGCGGTTTTTAAATTAGCTGGCTCTGTTGACTTTGTAACAGCAGCAGACACAGTGCTTGGTATTTATTATGACGGTACAGTATTCCAACAAACATTTGAAAAACACGCTTAATATATGGCAACAACAGCAAGTAAGGGCTACGTACAAATTGACGCAGCAACGGGGTTAGGAAGAACAGATCAACTTCCAGCAGCAGGCGGTAGTGGAACAGTTACAAGTGTTTCTGTAACCACCGCAAATGGTGTAAGTGGTTCAGTAGCCACAGATACAACTACGCCTGCAATATCTTTAACACTTGGAGCAATCACACCTACAAGTGTAAGCACAGGAGATATAACTATCGGGGGTAATACAACTTACACACCACTTGTAAATAATTCTTTAACAGGGGCAAATCAAAGAGTTCCCTCACACGTCACTTCAAACTTAGTATTTACAAATGCTTCATTAACGAGTATCGCAAGTGCTAACAACGGAGGTGTAACAGGAGGTCACACTTTATGTATAACCAACGCAACAGGAGCAGCAATAACGATAGTAAACAACTACGGTAGTGCAGCAGCAGGAGAAGCTATTCTAACAGGTGTAGGGGGAGATTTAACGCTGCCTAACAATACTACTCTATGGTTACAATACAATGCTACAGGTTCTCTTTGGGCTTGTGTTAGCAGTGGATTAATTCCCATTGCGACAGGTGTAAGTGGCTTAGGTACTGGAATAGCTGGATATTTAGCAACAAACACAACGTCTGCTCCCACTGCTTCTGCGTTAGTCGCAAGAGATTCAAACGGCAATGCCTTTGTTGACAATATGGTCGAAGGATATACAACTACCGCAACAGCGGCAGGAACAACAACACTGACTGTAAATAGTACTTATCTTCAGTTTTTCACAGGTTCAACCACACAAACAGTTCAACTACCAGTAACTTCTACTTTATCTACTGGCTATCAATTCTATATTAGAAATAACAGCACAGGTTTAGTTACTATTACATCTTCTGGTAGTAATACTGTTAGAATTTTAGCAGGAGGAACACGTTGTTTAGTAACTTGTATTGGCACAGCATTAACAACTGCTGCGGATTGGTCTTCTATGTACGAAGGTATTAATGTTACAGACGGTAAACTTTTAAGCGTTTCAAATAGTTTGACGTTAGCAGGAACAGATGCGACTACAATGACATTTCCTACTACTACTGCTACTATTGCTCGTACTGATGCCTCACAGACATTTACAGGAGTACAATCTATGACTTCTCCAGCAATATTCACTTCTTTAGCTGCTGGTAATACATCAATGAATTTGTTTAATGCAGTTGCAACAACATTAAATATAGGTGGAGCAGCTACTACTTTGGTTGTAGGCGGCACACCAACTGGATCTATTACCGCTAACTTCTTTGTTAATGCTTCTGTCAACGCAGCTATTAAGACGATAAACATAGGAACGGCTGGGCTTAGCGGATCTATAACTAACACTAATATCGGTTCAGCAGTATCAGGAGCAACAGGTACTATTACATTGAATCAAAACGTAACAGTTCCGACAGGTAAAACATTAACACTTACAGGCGTAAGCATAACTGGCGGAAAATATGCTTCTCTGTTAGACACCAACGGTAATACTTCTGTAAACTTAGTAGCTATTGCATCTGCTGTAAACTACGTGGATGTATATAATGGAGGATCGGGGGCATCTCCTAAACTGGTTGCGAATGGCACAGATACCAACGTAAGTTTACAAATTGAAGCTAAAGGAACTGGAAACGTAGTTCTTGTGAGTAATTCTGTAACATCAAATGCTGTTGGGGCATCTTTTACTCAAACATTGACAAACAAAAGAGTAACACCAAGAACTGGTACAACTACTTCTTCTGCTACTCCTACAATTAATACTGACAACGTAGACTTCTATTCTTTAACTGCACAAGCTGCTGATATAACTTCATTCACCACTAACTTAAGCGGAACGCCAACAGAAGGGCAGAAACTTTGGATTGCTATTACAGGAACAGCAGCAAGAGCAATAACTTGGGGAGCATCATTTGAAGCCTCAACAGTAGCTTTGCCTATTACTACCGTAACAACGGCAAGAATTGACGTTGGTTTTATTTGGAATGATGGAACTTCAAAGTGGAGATGTATTGGATATGCGTAAAATATGGCAAATAACTATTATATAATCACAAAAAAAGAGTTTGTCAATAACAGCATTTTAGATACTGTTGTCGGCTATACTGCTTCATCTATTTTAGTAGGCGAAATAAACGCTATTTTTGATGCTTCCTACATTGCTTGGGTTAACACAAACAAACAGTTTTTGATTGACGGAATCACGAATATTTCAGAATACTTCGCTATCAACTCACATTGTTATAGTGCATATTGTACGACGAATGTAGTAGGCGAAGGTGTTGTACTTATAACAGATATTAATACACTCGTATAATGGCATTAGCGTTAAATAATAAGACGGCAAACATAGGTACACCCTCTGCAACTACGCAGACTATTTCCCACGTTACTACTGCTGGTTCAAATCTTGAGATGTCACTTACTATTGCTATGAGTAACGCTGTTACTGTTACTGGAGTAACTTACAATGGGGTAGCGATGACGCTTGTAGATACCAATACTGCAACTGGTTTGAGCACCTTGATTTACTTATGGAAGTTGGCAAGTCCATCATCTGGTACAAACAACATCGTAATAACCTTCTCTGCTGCACAATATAATCCTGTATCAACCTACGCAATAAGTGCGAGTGGCGCAGCTGGCGTTGGAAACACTATTTTTGATGATACAGCAGCTTCGCCCAACTCAACAACATTAACAGTATCGACAAACTCAATGATATTTGGATTGTTAGTAGCTGGAAATAACACGAGCCACGTAATTACTTTAGATGGTAGTTCAAGAACACTTGAATATACACATAATATTAATAACTACACATCAGGCGCATTATCTGCAACGGGCTTAACATCGGGTTCTAAAACAGTTAGTGTTTCTGCGGGGGCTACTTTATGTGGTTATTACTATGAAATAAAAGAATTTGCAGCAACATCTACACAAGGAATGCTATTAATGTTTTAACTTTACACAATAAAAATAACTATATGATAGATTTAACAATTACCGTTGGAGAAACGGCAGGATTAGGTGGAAACCCACTATACTTAGAATTAATCTCTTTACTTGTAAACAACAAGGATAAGACATTAGACGTAATGTATTCAGAATACACATTGATTGACGCTGTTAAAGTAAATGAAAAGACTTACTCTTACTCTTTGAGAGATGGTTTGATTCAGTCTACTAGAGATGGGTCAACAGTTCAGAAGAAAGATGCGCAAGGCAATTTGGTATTCGATACTGACGCTGAAGGAAATCAAGTTCCAGCTTATACGCTCACTCAATTTACTGACTGGGTAACTGCGTTTAAACCTTATATTTGGGATGCACCTAACGTATTAAAAGACGGAATTAAGCAGCATTACCAGTTATAATGAAGAAGTTCTACTTTAAATACCTAAACGGTTTAGTGTTGTTTATTGTAGCACTAACCCTTACAATACCATTAAGTATCTTGGCCATCGTTTATACGGTGATCAAGTATATTATTATAGGTAGAGCTAGGGATATTAATGATTATTTTACTAATAACGCAGTTAGTATAGATATGACAGGGAATGCTATTGTAGGTACAGAACTTATTAATGATGCGACTTCTAAGAAGAAGACTTATAGATTTGGAAATAAACATCAAACAGTAAGTGCTATCTTTGGAAAGAATAAAAGAGCTAAGACTCTGTTTGGATTAGATAGGGAAATAGCTGACACCTTAAATGCTATTGAACCAAATCACGTAGAAAAAGCTGCTGAACTTGATATTATTAAGGATTAGTTTATATCTTTGAGTAAACAAAAATAGAAGATATGACACTAATTAAATTAAACACAGCAATAAAGACTTTAAAAGGAGAACCGATGACTTCTTTTAGAACTGTAGTTATTGAAGATTTAACAACTGAATCTGGTCTCAAAGAAGATGAGAAAGGTATAGTTAAAGAGTTTAAAATCTTAGATTCTAGAGACGCTTTAACTATTGGCAGTGTAATTTCTGAAGCTATTTTAACTGAAGTAGACGGAGATAAAATAACTAATAAAGCGAAAAGATACGCAATGGCTATCCGTTGGTCTAATCTTGAGGAAATAGAAATAACTCCTGAAGAAATAACTCTTATTGAGAAGCACTTAGAGCCTTATTCAAGTCGTTTTATGGCGGGAGCTTTAATCTACGGTCAAATTATGCAAATTTTAAAATCTTAATATGAGTTTCTGGGAGAAAATTAAAGAGTCTAAGTACAAGTATATAATAGGCGTAATGCTGATTATTCTATCTTTCGGTTTCTTTGCTACTTTAGTTTATCATCCAGTACCTATAGCTAATAAATCAGCTATAGATCAATTTGCTGGGGGTTTACAGGTTATATTAGGTATAATGATTAGAGATATATTTAAAACGGAAACAGCTAAAACCACAGTAGTGTGATAAACTTTATTAAGTCTATTATTAAATTATTCAAAGGGAGAATTCAAACAGTCCCTTCTAAATTAGATACTGATGTTGAATAAATTCCAATGGGGAAGTATCGGTTTTATTGTAGGTATAGCAACAGTAATAGGAATTTACCTATATATGCAACCTCATAAAGTTTATACTGAAAGTGTAAATAATAAGATTAAAGTGGCAGAATTAAAACTAGATAGTCTTAATTCTGTTGTCGAGTGTTTAAAGTTAAAGTTAGGAGAAGATACTATAGCTAAACAGCACTTAATTACAAAAGCGGCTAAACAAGATAGTATCATACATAACTTAAATAATCGTAGAAATGAAACAAAGAGTTCTATTAAATCTCTTACTCCTGATGAGCTCTATAAGCTTTTCACAAAGTTGGGTAAGTGATCCCTCAATAGATTATACCCCTAGTTATTATGGTATCGTTAAAACTGATACCTCTTTCTGTTGGGGTACTAAAGCGGCTAGACAAATAGCTATTGATATATCAACAGCTTTAGTGACTGATTCTCTTTGTTATGCTTATATGGAAAGATTAAAAACTTCTGATAGTCTTAAGCATATTTTATCTCTAGAAATAGAAGACCAAACTAAAATAATTAGTACCTTAGACACAGCAAGTAAAGTATCTCAAAACTTAGTAGAGCTTCAACGAATAGAAGCGGCTAGGTTTCAAGATCAGATAGACCTAGATAATCGTAAGATTAAACGCTTAAAGATTGAGAGATTCGTCTATCCAATACTCGCTACAGGGACGATGATTGTACTTTACTTAATATTACATAAATGAAACTAAGTGTAAACGCCATTAAACTACTTAAAGAAGTAGAAGGTAATAAGCTAAAATCTTATAAAGATTCTGCGGGTATTTGGACTATTGGGTACGGAAATATTACCTATGAAGATGGTTCAAGTGTGAAAGAGGGAGAAATCATTACCCAAGCTAGAGCTGAACTGTTGTTAAATAACTTGTTTCCTAAGTACTATATGGCTGTTGAGAAACTTGTAAAATCTGCAGTTAATCAAAATCAGAAAGACGCTTTAGCGGTATTCTGCTATAACATAGGTATAGGAGCTTTTAGTACTTCTACTGTTCTTAAACGAGTAAATCTTAACCCTAATGATGTAGCCGGAATTAAAGAGGCGTTTGGTCGTTGGGTTTATGCTGGAGATGGCACTAAAAATAAGAAAGATGATGATGGTGACGGTCTTATAGACGAACCTGGAGAGAAACAAAAGGTAGAAGGTCTCGTAAATAGACATTTAAAGGAAGTTAATCTATACTTTAAACCTCAAGAATAATGATTTTAACTTTAACGCCTAGCGTACCATTAAATACATTTAACGATACTACTTGTTATTCCAAAGGAGAAATAGCTACTATTACTCCTTCTTGGGTTATTGATGTAGGAGCTTCTGCAAGTACTATTACTTGGTCTATTACAGACGCTAATGATGTAGCAGTTGTTTTGCCTCAGTATGTTTTCCCTTTAGACACATTTACACCTGCACAAAGAGCTATTACATTTACGCTTAATGTTATCGGGACTTATACTGTAACAGGGATAATGGAAAATGTAGATACAGGAGCCAAAATAATGACTACTATCTACGTTAAGACTTGTAATTTTATTGATATTGTTTACAATAGCTGTAATAACTACTCTTTATATAATAGGTCAACAACTATTCCTATTCATTATTCAGTTACAAATGGTGTAGTTGGTTCTACAGTTATACCGAATACGCTTTTAGCTGTAACGTCTGTTGCTACATTAAATCTTCCAGACGTTAGTTTATATAACGTAAGCGTTACTTATATTAATGCTCAAGGGCAAGCTAAAACAGAGAACTATATTATATCTAATCATTGCGCTTTAGATAATTGTTTAACTAAGTCTATCTTAAATAGTCTATGCGAAGATGAATCCACTTGTTCTGATGATTGTAAGCCTTCTGCTGAATTAGCAGAATTACGGATAGCTTCATTAAGACAAGCTTATTACTTTCACTTGAATAAGATATTCTCTGTAAATAATTACTTTACTTCATTTGATGTAACTTTAATTGACAGATTAACGAGTGCTCAAGATATACTATTAAAACTTAAAGAAGTATGCGCTAGAACAGGGTGTTTAGATGACGGTTGTGGTACTGATGCTAATAGTAATATGATGAATGGGGGAAGTTGCTCTTGTGGAGCTCCTGCGATTGCTGGCTTTATAACTTGCGGAAGCTGCAGTTCTAATATAACAGCAGGATGTGGTTGTAACTAATGAGTACTAGAACCCATACAAGATATGCTCCTTTATATGGAGATGCTGACGTTTTATACGCTCAAGCTCTTGATATCTTATATCCATTAATGAATACTGTTATTAATTCCGCTTGGAATTGTGATGGTAGAGGAGCGGTAATGGGGGCTGTAAATGGCTATAAAGGATTAGCTAAACTTCAAATGCTTGCTGATTATGGCTATATGCTATATACTGAATGTGTAGCTAATGGTACGGTAGGAAAAACCTGTAATACTTATGAACTTGAGTTTAAATTCAAGATTACTTGTATTGAAGCTAATCTTAAATGTTTCTCTTTAACTTATGGAGTTGACTTTGTTAACGCTTGGAAGGATATAGCAGCTATTTATAGTTTAGATAGAACAACTAAGACTTGCGGAGAAGCTGCAGAAGCACTTACGGGAGTTTATTCTCCTTGTGAACATCAAATAAATGGATATGAACAACCAACAGGAGATACAACTAGTTTGTACACCTGCTTATAAATTTAAAATATGGCAACTGGAATAGTATTTACAGTAAAACAGGATCTATTAGATTCTGTAAGTAACAAAGTCTTCGCAAACAATAACTTCGGTATTCTTGCTAAGAATGAACAACAAGCTTTACTTGATATGGTAGAGTCTTTATGGAATCACGGATCTAGTAGTTCTACTTCTGTAGCTTCTCTGAGAGCTGCAAGTATTCCACAAGCTGCGAGTGGTACAACTATTAACGCTTTACCTCTTTCTGCTACTACTATTTCATTAACCCCTGGAACAAGTAAGGGTTATCAAATCGTAACAGGAACAGGAGTTCTTACAGGAAATACTATTATTACTGGAATCGGTTCTCCTTTAGATGGAGATAGATTTATTGTTGACTACAGAGCTACTGTTTCAGGGTCTTTTTCTGTAACTATATTTGGTATTGCTTTAACTACTACTCAAAAACTTGAAGGTAATATAATTGTAATAGCTACTTATGATGCTGTTTTAGTAGGGTATAGAGCAGTGCTTCTTAAGACGTCTAATAATGAAGACTTAGTTGACACTATTCAACTTGCTACTAAAGAGCCTTTATTAGGAAATCCTGCAACAAATGGTTGGGCTTTAGTTTCAACTACTGCAGGAGTTAGATCTTGGGTAGCTAAAGAGAATGATTTAGGTAATCCTGGAACTAATGGTTATGTTGTAGCTTCTACGACTTCTGGTACTAGATCTTGGGTTAATAAAGAAAACTACTTAAGTGTTCCATCAGCGGATGGGGATGCGTTAGTTTCTACTATTTCCGGCACACGTTCTTTTACCTCTTTAAAAAGGCTTGTAGCAAACACAGTATTTGTTGATCCTATTTATGGAAGTGATTCTACAGGATTAGTAGAAAGACAAGATAAACCGTTCTTAACTATTACAGCGGCAGAAAATGCAGCTTTAACTTATTATACTGCAAGGACACAAACCGCTAGAGTTCTTATTGACGTAATGCCTGGGGAAATGACAGGAGCTCTTGCTTTAAATGATTTTATAGATTATCGTTTTAGTAATAATACTATTAATGCTCCTGCAGCACAAAGAACTATTTACGATTCTGATTTAGGCACTAATATTCCTAGAACTTTTGTTGTTACAACTAGTAACATTCCAAATGTCATTATTTATGGTAAAGCTCAATTTATAGATACACAGACAAATATGGCAACTTTAGAAATGCTAAGCAATATGCGATTACATTTGGAAGGGGTAGCATTATTTACTACAGTGCGAAAAAGTATATTAATGCGTTCTGGATATTTAAGAATTCAAGATTGTACTTTATATATGTCCGACGCTAGTGTTAACAATAATCAAACTATATCTTTAAGCACAAATAATGCTTATGCAAATGCTCCTACATTAGAGGCTATTAATTGTAAAATTTACAACAATCCTACTGGGGCTATTAATAGTACTGTAGAATTCTATAACGGCCTTTATCCTAATCATAATACTGATTATTGTAGAGCGTCTTTTGTAAACTGTGAAATTGGTAATTGGTCGTCTTTAGCTGTGGGGCCTAACGGGCGTGGGGCTATATCTGGAGCAGGCGCCGCATCTGGAGGTGGAAGCGTTGTAACAAATGCCGTATCATTAGCTAAAATAACACTTAAAAATACAATTATTTATTCTGCTAATAACCCGTCTATTGAAGATAATTATCACGTAACTAATTATCCATATAATGATTTTCAAGTATCCTCTTATGGGTCTTTCGCTAATAAAGCAATGGTTTTAGCTGCGCCTTCGAGTTCTACTTTAGTAGGCACTCTTACTGTAGATGCTGATGTTAGAATGAATCAAGGTTTAGCCTTATAGGTTATAAAAAGTGGAAAGTCTAAAAAAAAGATGGGAGAACTTCCCATCTTTTTCTGTTTACTCTAATAAACTACGTTGTTGTTCACGATTGTGTTCTAGTATATTAAATCGCTTCTTATCAAATAAAAAGTTATATATATACTGAATACTTTCAACATCTAATGTTAACGGTATTGTTTTAATATGCTGTTCAAATATAAATTCTCCTTTATTTTTCAGCGCCTTAATCTGTTTAAATGTAGGGACTGAAGTTATTCTAATCGGAAAATCAAGTTTCTTTTGAAGACTCGCAAATTCCTGGATTGTAATATCTAACTCTACCTTTACCATATAATTTCAAATTCGTGATTAGCTTTAAGGAAAGCGTTAGCTTTAACAAAATGATTACAACCTATAAAGTCCGCATCATTTAAGTACCCCTGAGAAGCGGGATGAGAAGCTCTAAGAATAAGATGTTTAGAATCGTCTAAACGATCTTTAACTATTGAATCGTAGGTTGCTTGCGCTTTATTACCCCAAAGCATAAACACTTTAGGTTCTAAATCTTCAACTAATAAATCTAAAACTAAACCAGTAAAATCCTCCCAACCTTGGTTAGCGTGACTAAGTGGTTGATTTCTTTCTACTGTAAGTATAGAATTTAGAAGAAATACCCCTTGATTAGCCCAACGAGTAAGATCTGGAGTTTGTGATAATTTTATACCGTCGTATAGTGTTGCTTCTATTTCGTAAAATATAGTCTGTAAAGAGGGAGGAGTTATCATAGTATCCATACTCGAGAAGGCTAAGCCGTTAGCTACATTAGGAAGATTGTAAGGTTCTTGACCTAAAATAACTACCCTAACATCACTAAAAGGACACAACCTAAACGCTTTAAATACGTCTTCTTTTGCGGGATACACATAAGAATTAAATCCATTTCTTCTCTCGTTTACGAACTTCTGTAACGCTCTTACTCCATCTTGTTTAAATACTTCTGATAAGATTGAGTACCAATCTGAACCTAAGTGGTTACGTAATTTCTTATTCATATTTTACAAATGTTAAATCTGGTTTTCTATAATGTGGGCCTTTAAGAACTTTACCATCAGACATACGATAAAGCACGAATTTACTTCCTACTTCATCGTAGTACAACATAGGCCCGCACGAACCAGTTGAATCGTCTATTGCTTCGTGCGCCTCTTCTATTGTATTACAAGTTTTTGACATATTTGAATCGTGAATCTCTTTTAAGATTCGATCTTTATACTTGTCTAAACCAAATACAATAAAAGTTCCATCTAAAAGGTACTGTATATCCCCTAAAGCGTCTGCACATTCTACAATATCTCCTTGATTAACCGCAGTAATTAGTTCATCTATCTCTTCTTTAAGAAGTCTAAGGCGTAAAGACATTATATTCTTATTAGGGATATTAGGAATTAATCCGTTAGGTTGTTTAAAGGTTTTATGAAACTCTTCAACTAGTTTAATGGTTTTCATTTTCTTATATTATTTATAAATGAGATTACATCTTTCTGAAACTGCTCGTCTGTACAATAGATAATAGTCTTATCAAATTTATAACTGTCTAAAGCTGTTTCCGAAGGATGCGCTAATTTAGAAGTTTCTATAGAATTTCCATTAGTTCTTTCTTTTAAACTTCTCTCTATTCTTAAAATAGTTCCACCTTTAGCTTTAATAGCCTTAGCTTCATTTGGGAATCTTACATCTGTAATAACATAAGATTTCTTAGGGTCTAATTTATTAAGTAGAGCATTAACAAAGATATTAGGATGAATTCCTCTCAAAGCGTCCCCTAAACTTGTAAGTAATGACCTTCCTGTATAAAAGGCCATCATATGATTAGGGTAATAATAACCTGGAGAACCTATCATCTCTACATAGTTTTCTTTAAGAGTTTTAGCCGCCTCTTCTTTAGTTAAGAATGTTTCCAAATCTGCTTCTGTAATTAAAATTGTAGGGGCTACTAAATCCCAATCTTTAGAGAGTTTAGAATCTTTAAATTCTCTTTCATTAAACTTTAGCGGATTTACTCCTAAGAGTAAACCTGCTACCTGTTTAAGAGAATCGGCAAATGCTATAGCTTTTAAATTAGAGATCCCTTCGCCATAATCTTTAACATTATAAGAGGCAGCATTCTTTAAGAATTGTTCTAATGGGGAATTATATGGAGCGTGTTTCATTGTATGCTGCATAATTAATGCTGCATAGTTTTTACCACTATTCATCTTACCGGATATACCGATTAATATAGGTTTTTCCATATTTTAAAAATCATCTGAAGGTTCCACTGAAGGTGTAAATGTTGCACTTTTAAATACTTTAGGTTCAATAGGAACTACTAAATCCCGAAGTAAATGTACTAACTGATACATCTCTGTATATAATTTAATACCTTCTCTTTCGCCGAGTTTATCAATAAAAGCGACTAAAACAGCCGCAGGATATTGAGCGTAATTCCAATTCTCTAAGATTTTATGAGCTCCTACTTTACCAACTTTAGGTAAACCTGGAATATTATCTACAGAATCTCCAGTAATAACGGACATCCATAAAGATTTAGCTGCAGCTTCTGTACTCACGCTATAAGATTCATTAGTTTTCCAGTTCCAATGCTTACCTACGATTTGATCTAAGTCTTTATCAATAGTACAAATAAGAAGTTCAGATTCTTCTCCATCTACAGATATTCCTTGAGTTCCAACAGAAGACATTAAATCGTCTGCTTCATAAGTAGCCATAGACATAAACCCATATCTTTCTTCTAAATGATTACGCAAAGCTCTATAATGTACAGGTTTCTCTGCATTTTCTCGATTTCCTTTATAAGGCTTAGTAACGGCTATTGCATTTCTAAAGTTCTCAACTCTTGGGCAAGAGAGAAAACCCACATAATGCGTACAGCCTGTTTCTTGTTGAATAAAGAACATAAAATCATCGAGACTTTTAATAGTTTCTTCTTCTGTTCGTTCTAAAACTACAGTAGAAGAAGAGAAACCCTCAACCTGTTCTGGTTGAGGTTTCTTTTCAAATCCAATTTTATAGAGAATAATATCTCCATCAATCACGGCAACTTTAGAAGTCCTCACTGTATCTTGATTTAGGAGGAGAAGGTAAAATCATTTTATTATAATGTCTATCTTCTTCAGGTCTTTTGACTTCTCTAAGTGTTCCTAATTCTTTAAGCGCTTCTCTAAGAAGAATAGCCCCTTCTAAAATAGTTGTATGAGGGATTAAAGGAATGCTTTCCATAGGTTGTTCCCAGGTTTCTTCCATTGTTTCGTCTGATACTACATATTTAGAATGCCCATTACTATTTCTAGAAACTTCAAGAATAATAGGCTTATCTAAATGCTCACTATTGTTTAAATTGCAAATCATATTAGCTAAGAAACTTTGAGTGAACAAAGTATATCTAAACTGTAAAATATAGTAAACACGTTTACCATTTATTACATCTTCTAAAGTAACCTGCATCTTATGAACAACTGATCCTGTAGCTGTTTTACCAGTACAATCATAAAGCTGTACGTCAATAAGCTTACCTTCAATTTTCTGCATTTTACATCTTTGAGCTTGATTGTAGAATACAGGACATTCTTCCCCTTTAACAAGAATTGCTTCTCCTTTAGCCCACTCTTTAGTTACTAAAATGCAATATTGCATTGTAAATATTTGTTGAATAGGAGTTTCCACTTCTACTGTTTCTGCAATTTTTGCTGTAGTAAAAGCAGGAACGTCTGAAACTTCTTCTGTTTTAGCTACACCATAAACAATGGGAGCTATTTTAAGATGTTGTAAAACGCTATTTAAGTTATACACCATCTTAGCGTCAATCATTGTAAACTGTAATTTACCTGAAGCTCTTAAATCTTTAACAGCTCCGGCAGGTATGAGCTTCTTAATATCTTCTTGATTAATCCATAAAGGGACGTTATCAAAACTTACTTCTAATTTTGCTTTCATATTCGATCTGCTCTTTTAATAGTTTTTGAAATGTGGCATTACCGATGATACGGGGATCTGTTTCTTTTATGATTATGAATACTAACTTTCTTTCTTCTGGAGTAGCCACTGGGATAAATAGAGGAGAAGGAGGCATAGTAACAAATAGAATATTGTCATCTGGTATTATTTGTTTAGTTGTAGGTTTTCTAGTAGATCCGTCTTTATTACCAGTAAGAACGTCTTGGAACGCTTTCTGATAAGGGTAGAATCTATTGTCTAAATCCCACAACTTCTTAGCTGCAGGCTCTAAAATCGTATCGTGAAGCTCTACCATAATCCTGATAGGAAATTCATTTAACTTTCTAATCTTCTCTACGTGAGGTACAAAGAATCTCTTGATTTCAGACATCATTCGATCTCTTGTAAACTTCTGTACAGATTGATTATAAAAACCTTGACCATTAATGGTCTTAATTTTAGGAGTCCCTGCCGCTAATGGATTTTTTAATACTACCTCTCCAGTTTTTAAGTCTGTTAAAACCTTAATAAACTTACTACCTATCTTCTTGGGAAGATAGGCGTAAAGTTCAGGGTTTAACAACTTCTTAGCTTTTGGCTTAGGGCCGTTATAAAGATAGTATTGAGGTCTTCGTTTATCCGACAATTTGATATGTCGAATATATTGAGGTATTGTAATTCTCAATATCTCATTTTTATGCAATTTCGTACTCACGTTTTAAGCTTATTAGTATTTCTTCTGATACTTTTCCTAAGTCTATCTTAGGTATTAGCATAGAAGGTTCCCCAAATATAAGCTTTTTTAGTACTTCTCTACTTGCGTATTTCTCTTTGATTCCGTGTGGTTTTATTGCTTTCTTAAGCCCTGTGTGGTATTTTTTATTTCTAGAATCGTGTAGTAATTCTTCTGATAGATATAAAGTTAAAGAATCAGTATTAAATAGTCCGTCAGATTCAATTAAATAAGATTCTTTACAAGTTAAGACTGCTAAAGGCTCTATAACCCCATTAAATTCGTGACTACTCGTTGTCATGAGACAAAATAAACCACCACCAGCAAGAATTGTGTCAGGATTATTAAATTTTCGATAGACTCTACACTTATAATCTAGAATACAATTATATAAAAACCCCATATTATATCTAGAAGTTGTATATGAAGACCACACTTTAATTTCATTAAATATTGTATTAGTTGTAATACCTTTAACGCAATAAATAGGAACATCGTTATTCAAATCCTCAGATACAGGAATAATCACATTATAAGGATATTTAACATCATTACCGCTATTTCTTAAATCTATATTCATAGTTGACGTTGTGTATAACAAAGAGGAGCTTCATAGATATACTTAAAGGGTACAGTTCTTTCATCTCTTCCTTGTTTTTGGTTAGTAAGAAAATTAGTAAAAAATTCAGTCAACATAGCACCTATATGACCTCCTATATGAGAAGTCGCTTTTAATGAACAGGGCAAATCTGGAATTAAGCCGTCGTCAAATAAAGTAAGTCTATACTTATCTGCATCTTTAGGAGCTACACAATAAATCTGAAATGACTCTGCCGTCATTCTGCCGTCAAAAAACATAGCAGGACGATCAAATCGCTTCATATTATACATAGAAAGCCACTTTTCAAATAAGGCTTTCCTTGCGGCAATACTATCGAAACAAGCAAAAGTTAAAGGTAAAATGTTCTCATCGTCTGGTGTAGTTAAATCTAATTTTCCGCAATCCTTAACTCTAACTTTATTACCTGAAAATTGGCGAACAACATTAGAAACGGCTGTAACTTTAGCTTCACCTATCGCGTTTTCTGGATATAATTGTCCTCCTAAATTAGTAAAGTCTATTGTATCAAAATCAAATATACGCATATCAATGCCTATACGACTTAAATATAAAGCCAACCAACTACCGATTCCTCCGGCTCCTCCTATTGTTACCTCTTTCTGATAACTATGCCATATAGCATCTTTAAATCGACTGTGGTATATATTTTCCATATAATTAAATTGCGGCGGGAGCTAGATCATCTAATAAACTGTTAATTTCAAAAACAATATCCGTTAAGGTTTCGTCTTGAAAGTATTTATTAAGTTCCTCTTGACAATCGTCTATTAATAATTGTTGTTTATTGATAGGTACAAAACCTAACTGTTTAAATAGTACCTCATCAAAAGAGTTTAATAAAATCTCTAATATTAGGTCATTAGCTTCTGGCGTTGTATACTCAGCATCCCAACGTTGAGCTCCCGCAGTTAAAGCCTCACCTAAAACATCAGAAGCGCCCATAGAAATCCAGACAGCTAAAAATTCTCTAACCTCTACCTCTGTAAAAAGGCCAGTCGTTTTAAATTGATTATAGCCATGAATATACTTCTTAGGAGTATAACCTTCTATCGGGAATAACTCTTGTTGAACAGGTTTTTTAGGTTCTTTAATTATTTTAGCTGGTTTAATTGACATTTTAACAGTATTGAATCTATCTTTAAAATTAGAAGACACTTCACTTTCTATTATACAATTAAATATTCCTAAGAATTGTTTGGTTTTTAATTCGACTATAGACTTCTTGCCGTTAGTTAAAACCATTTCTACACTTTTAGATGTTTCAGTTATAACCGTAGCTATTTTAGCTATATACTCGTTTTTATAGTTTACAATAAGAGATAGGAAATAATTATAACTCGGAGCACTATCGTGCAGTTCTCCCATATCAGTACCTGAGAAGAATGTTTCCATATTATGATGTGTATGAATCAATCCCATAGACCAATTCTCATCTATATACTCCGGATAATGTTTACAGATTTGAGCAACTTCTCCTCCTGCTGTATAAGAAGTAAAAGCTTCTGATCCAATATCCATAAAGAATAGACCTTTAACATCAATAATTAAGTTAATAGCGTCATTAATATCTCCGCTTCTAACTTTGTAAAGAAGAATACCACACCATTCTTTTCCTTTAGGGGAATTAGCGTGAAGCCATTGAATTTGGTGTTGAACTTCTTTAGATAGGATAACCAAAGGTTTATCCTCAAAAACTAGTTCCTCTAGTCTAGTAGGTTTCTTATATGTAATAGGCTTAATCTCATCTTTAAGACGTTTACTATCCCACATACCATATAGACTACCGGAATCCAAAGAGCCAGATTTTACAATTTTACTTTTTTTATTCTTCATTTAATTTCTTATTTAAAATATTTGTGATATACTCTTTAATTGTTGGCTCTGGTATATATTCCACTACTGCGTTATCTTCTTCTACGGGCATTAAAATTTCTTGAATAACAGGATTATCTTTAAAAATTAAAACCACTTTGCGTTGTGCATTTGTAGCATTAACTCGTATTACAGCTTCTGTATTATTAAGCGCCGTTACAAAAATGCCATTAAGCATAAAACCTTTAATTCTAATAATTTCTAAAAGCCCTGCTATATAATCTGGGTGCTCTTCATCTACCCTTTTTATATACTTAAGGCCATTAACGTTTACCCATTTAATAGGAAAAGAAGAGTTAGCACGTAAATAATTCCTTATATCACCGCTTCCAACAGAAACATAACCTGGGGCTGAGTAATTTGAAATCTTATTTAGATAAGAATAAGGAACACCTTCTAAACTTTCCCAAGAAATAAAAGCCTTAAGTTGAAATAAGAACATTTCAAAATTTTCAATATTTAAACCAGTAGTAGCTAAATAAGAAATAACACTAGGAAGTCCACCGGTTGATCCTAAACAGAAATTATCTAGACAAACAGTTTCTTTTTTTAAATGTGAATGAACATACTTTGAGTTATATTCAGCAAAAGTTAAAGTACCGCGAGAGCCTTGAATACGACTATCAATCCATATAGATGTATCGCTATAACGCAAAGTGAATCTAACGTATAAATTTAGAATTTTATGTGCTTGTCTGTTTGAATTTTTAATCTCTATTTCGGGATATAAAATAGTTACCTGTGTTTCCTTATTTGAAGGAATACGAAGCACATCAACGTTATCTCCGTACTTATCTATTAAATAACCGTATAATTCATTTAATACTAAATCCATATAAATAAAATAAAAAAGGAGAGGAATTGCAGTCCTCTCCTTATAAGTTGTTTAATTAAGACTATTTCTTAAATTTTCTTGAAAACTCACAACGAGCTTCTGCGAACTCATCTTTGAATTCTGGGTAAGTGTTTACAAGCTTATCCATTTCTATTTGAGCAGTTTCCATAATATCTCTAACAGCTCGTTTCAAATCGGCTTTAGTTTTAACTGGCGGAGCTTGAACAACTTTAGGTTGAACTTTAGCTACAGCTACCGTCTTAGAAGGATTAATGATTTTAACGCCTCCATTATTTGACTTTTTAGCTTCAAATCTACGTAGACGACTTTTCAAAGCGTCTACATTTCCCGGAGCTGTATTAAGCTTATTAGCTTTTAAAGCTCGCATAAGTTGTGTAGAATTAAGATTAGAGTATTGGTCTTTTCTTACTACTTGCCCAGACTTAGTGTTCTCGATTACAAAGAAAAGGTCAAACGCTTCTTCAGGCAAGATTATGCTGTTATTATCTAATTTAACTTCCGTTTGTCTTACAACAGCTACTGTATTAGGAGGAATGTGATCTGCAATAAGAGATTTCAATTCTCCCCAAGTAGTTACATTAGTTGTAATTTGAGGTCTGTCATTTGTTGTTGTTAGAATTAATCTAACGATTCTATCTGTTTGCATAATTAATAGCGTTATCTAAATGGTAATATAAAAATTGTTTGGTGGTTTCTTGATCGTTTTCTATCCTGAAGTCGCTGAGGTCTTTCTGTAAGCAGTCTAGTTCTATATGGTTTAACTTATACTTTTCAGCATTAAGTTTAGACCAATAAGTTCCAACTTCATCGTTATCATATAATATGAAAACGTGTTCAAATTTGGTTTTAAGAGTTTCTATTAAATCAGAAGGCACTAAAGAAGATTCCTGTGGAGGAGCTACTGAAGTAATACCTAAAGAATGTAGAACCATTACATCTTTTAAAGATTTGGTTATGATTACTATTTTTTGATTTAAGTCTAGTTGACTTAATCCTTGTATGTTGTTACCATTACCCCAAAACTTCTGCCTTCCTAATTCTTTCGCCCTAGGAAAGTAAATCTTGTAATCTCCATCTCCAAAATAATAGACATACGCTGGATTGTTTACATTATAAGTGTAAGCTAACTTCTCGTCTAGCCATATATGGCTACACGAAGCAACGTTAAAATGATTAAGAATTTTACTATTTAAACCAAACTGTTTCCAGTAGGTCTTATCAGCAGTCGTCCAAGCCTGCCGTTTTACTTGTATTATTTTCTTAACCTTTTCTATTTTCTGTCGATTGACTCTTTCAACTAATTCTGGTTTTTTTGGATACGGTATGAACATACCACAACTAATCATATTGTAATCTGTTGCTACTCGTTGAATAGCTTGAGAATACGAAATGTTTAAAATTGTGGAAACCGCTTTGAAACAATCGCCAGAGAACTTTCCTGAGAAGTCCTTTAAAAGTATCATTGATCCCATATCTTTAAAGCCGCAAGTAGGATTTTTATCCTCTCTTAACGGGCTACAAAAACGGTAATCAAATTGAACCTCAACATTAAGATAGCGTCTGAAGATCTCCTCTTCAGACACTATCTCTAATACTTGATCTCTTGTTACTTTACTGGTTATGTTTCTTGAACTAAACACTAAAAATCGTCGTTATCAGCTTGAGGCGCGGCGATAGGAGATGCGATATCCTTATCTGCTTTTACGTCCGGCTTAACTAATAAATCGTATTTAGGGTTAATAGTAATATTAACTTTATGGAAAGTAGTAGATAGGAAATTACCTAAATACGGGATTTGTAAAAATCCGTTCTTTGCATTGTAGGTTAACTTTAACTCTTCAATAGCGGGAGCAGCTATAACTCTAGGCAAAACAAGAGCTACTAATTTAGAAGCCCAATCTTTAAAGTCGTTTCCAGATATAGCATCTAATTCCGCTTTAGTCGCCCAACCCATAAAAATATGAGTAATACGCTCGATTGCTCTTTCTTCATTCTCTTTCTTCCAATTTGCATTAGTTCTATCAATAGCAAATTCTCTCACTTTTGTAGTTCCTTGGGCAGAACTAAACATAAAATCAATATCCCCTTTATCAGAGAGTACGATATTATCCAACTTTGCAGGATGAACTCCTGCCAACATACTTGAAAATTTGCTTTCTCCTGTTGCTTCTTTTGTACTAAACATAGTTATCTATTTTAAAATTAAACTTACTTATTCTGCTATTTCTTCTGTTGATGCTACTGCGGGCATTGTAATAACTTCTGTGCCTGAGGCTTCCAATGTACGGACAGCCGTTTCTTCAACTTTAACAACAGCTTTAATGACCTTATGCCAAATAAGATTCTCAGCAACTGTGGTTTCAGATGTGATTTCTGCGTCTGCTCCCTCAGTTAAATCCGAGATCCAGCTATGAATCATCTCTTGTTGAAACTTACCGTGTTTACTTACAGCTCTTCCCTCTGTTTTATTGATTACTTTAGCAATATAAAGTTCCTCTACGCCTTCTACGTTTGGAATTACCGCAAAGTCTACTCTATCACTTTCTTTAATGTCTAAAAGAGATACAGCCGTACTGCTTAATACTAAACCGAAGTTCTTCTCTAAAGAGATTAAAGGAGACTTCATTGTTGCTTTATTACCTGATAATTTACTTAATCTTAGCATTGTTATTTATTTAAAGTTTCAAAGTTATTCATTTGTGTTATTATTGCATATAGATCATTATCTACATACAATTCTTCAAACATTCCGTAACTTGTTTTAGCTGGGGAATATCCGTCATCATTAGTTACAAATTTGTAACGTTCCGATTGAGGCGTAGGACTAGTTCTATTAGTCGGTAGAACTTTAGTGTATAGAAGATTCGTAAAGTATGAAGGAATATCAACTTCTCTATCTAATAGATTACCTGGAGTTTTAATCTTTAACTTCTCTCCTTCTGGAGTCATATATGATTCTGGATGAAACATTGTGATTAAAGTTAAATCTTCTCTATATTCTGATCCATTAAACAGTGATTGATAAACTGTTGCTCCAAAATCTCCCCATCTAGCCCAAGCAGCATTACCCGTGTTTTTACTTCTAAAAGCATCACCTAATGTGATAGCATTGAAGTAATGAGTAATATCCTCGAATACAAGATACTTAATCTCTGGTCTTTTAGTTGAGATGGTTTTAAGAATACTAGGAAGATCACTGATATTATTGCAAATGCAAAAATTACCATCTCCTACTTTCTTTCCATCAGAACTCATTTTATACTTACTCTTAAAACCTGGAATTGGTAATTCTGATTTATAAGGAGTAACTATAAAGGTTTCTTTTGCAGGCATATTGCGTAATGAAGTGGACTTACCACTACTACTATATCCTACTATTCCTATTAATTTGCTCATTGTTTAATTGTTAAGGTTAAAGATTGTCACATCTTAAATAATCTGCATCTGTCATTTCATCTCCTTTTGGGAGCTCTTGGAATAAACCTAAATGACCTGCGAAATGCAAGCCTAGTCTAGCGCCTCTATCTCCATTTCGATTCTTTAATACTTGAATTTGACGAAATCGAGTTCTAAGTCTTGTAATATCGTAGCCTCTATGATTTTTGATTTTTACTTCAAAGGGGTCAAAGATAGCGATAAAAGTATTACAATCTTTAGAAGGTCTTTTACTGTCTTCTATATCATCTGAAATAGGTTCTAGATTTCCTTGAGCTGTTCTTCTTGGATCAGAAACATTTGCATTAAATTGTTGTATTGGTACGAGAGTAAACTTACACACATTACGAAACCATATGAATTTCTTAGACAGATCATCAATAGCTTCTTTTAGTGTTTGTTTTGGGCCCGGCTCGATAAGGTTAATAGTATCAACAAGAACTATAACGAAATGATTGGGATGATTTGGCGTATATACAGTACGACCTCCTACATCTTCAAACGTTCCATTAGCAGCTGCGAAGTCCATTATTTGACGACCAATAGCGTCTGGTGTTGTATAAGTATCCATCATAGATACTCTTTCTTCTAATTCGTCAAACCAAGGCTTTAATTCTTCTACCTTTTGTCTTAACTCTGGAGACATTTTATAACCTCCTAAACTAAGTAGTTCTCTGAAATCCGATACAATACCAAATTGCTCATATAGTTGTCTTACAGCCATCTTCGCGAACTTCTCTTCTGCGCTAATTTCAAGAGAGTGATAAAGTATATCTAACTTTACATTCCTATCTTTAGCTGCTTGAGTTCTTGAATAATTAAATGGATTTAGAACGTAACATTGATCTGCAAAAGCTGTTTTACCAGAAGAGGTTTTACCAGCTATAAGATCATACCTTCCCTTCTGTACATCACAGATGTACGAGGAGAGTTTAGGTAATCCCATAGGCAAACCTACGTTCTGTCCTGCCATTCCCTTATCTATATTTTCTAAAACTAATTTAAATACTGCCATACTTAAGCGTCGAAACCTGTGTCAACATTCTCTTCAATCTTTCTTTTCCATTGTTCTGTTGTTAACCACTTCTTTAAACCCATAAATAAAGTTCCATTGGAAATATGGAGCTTTAAAGCTTTAAAGATTTCTTCGTGATTTGTAAATCTGCCTTTATGATAGAGTTTTAAATACTCAATCTCACATTCTTCTAAAGACATAGTTCTTCCAGGTACTTTACGACCATCTGTCATAACTACTTCTGTAGGATAAGTTTCCCAAATTCTTTCAGCATAGTCTCCAGTATAGAGTCTAAAACTTTCATAAAACTTAGGTAGAATCTTGTAATGATCCGCAAACTTACCTCCATTAGGATCTTTATCCTTTAAAAATCCTCGAGCTTCTAAATCGGCTCTATTTTTTAAATTGAACGGCTTAACTTCATTATGGTATTTATATAATGAAGGCATTTCGTTCTTATGGACAAGATAACATAATAGAAACTGCTCTATACTGAGTTTGTGCGCAGCGCACAGATTTACAACTTTTTCTGCGTCAAAATACATAGGTATGCTTTAAAAACCTGAGAAGTAATCATCTGGATTAGGAGGTTGAAAATCCATCTCCTCTGATTTTATACAGAGAAGTTCATCTTCAACCTCTAATACTTTATATTTCTTTCCCCAGATTCGATTTATAATCTCGCAAAGATATTCCGGGTCTTCGCTCCCAACGCATCTTAGCTCTGATACTAACACACGCTTTAATCCTAAATTGCTCATAAAGATACTAGAATAGATTATAAATTCAATCAATCGTTAATAATTACTTCCTCTAAACTGTCAATCCAAACAGGAGTCTTAGTTCCTTTTAAGGCACTTTTCAGCCACCTATTCTCCTGTGTATTAAAGTTTTCAGAATGGATATTAAGTATAAAGATATACGCAACTTTTCCATCTAAATATCGGACAGCTCTTCCGATACGTTGAATTAATTGTCTAGGCGTTGATGAGTAAGAAGCTATAATAGCTACATCTACACCTTGTATATCCGCTCCTTCGTCCATTGCTTTTGCGGTATTCATTACTCTTATTGCGCCAGAATTAAAGTCTGATAAGGCTTTCGCTAATAGCTTCTTCTTTCCTAATTTCTTACCATTAATCATACGAGTAACTAAACCTGTATGATAAGAAGAAGATATATCTCCTAATCTTTCTGTTAATCTGTCGGCAAAACTTGTAGCTTCTGAAAAAGTAAGAATCTTACTTTTCGGAAACATTCTAACGATGTTTTCAACTGCATCAACTTTACATTCTGGAGTTTGAAGAAACAACTTACGATCTCTCATAAGTTTAAATGCTTTTGTAAGTAAACCAAATCCAGTTCCAGAGGGTAATTGAGCTGCAATCTCAAATTCATCTCTTAAACTTTTATTACTAAGCATATTCTTCATTCTGTCAAAATCAAAACCAAATAGTTTGAAATAACGATTGAACTCCTTAGTCATCTTCTGATATTTATCTTCATCAGAAGTTGTTAAAGGTAATCTAACCACGTACAGATGATGAGCAGATACAAACTGTTCCGTTTCTGCCTCTTCTAAAGTAATCTCTGCTATCTTAGGAATATTCCTTTGCATTAGAAACCACTCTTGTTCGATAGATAACGTCGCAGAAAGACATAAAGTCCATCTAAACTCTGTCTTATCAATGATTGTAGAAAACGAAATAGCCGACTCATTAGAGTATCTATGACATTCATCTAAAATCAATAAATCACAAGCTCTTTGAGAGTCTGTGAGTTTTACATAGCTATTAACTATGTAAATGTGAATATTTTGGTTATTAACCAAAGTTCCTTTAAGATCTTCCCATACCTGTAAGACGATCTCAGAAGGAACTATTATATGCACAATTCTATTAGGATCTGATTCAAAACATCTAGATATAGCAAGACCGCCTAAGCGAGATTTACCAAATCCAGTTGCAGCTAATACGTATCCTCGTGCTTTTGCTTTTAACCAGAGAGATAGAATCTCCTGTTGCCTAATGGTCTTTCGTTCATTAGGGCTTAAGTTTAAATCTGCCATATTTAGTTTTTTTTAGTTTATAAAAAGGGCAGAATATTTCTAAACTGCCCTAGTTTCTTTTTTTTATTTCTTACTTATTTTTAATTACAATCCCTAAGTTTATTTATGCTGTTGCTAAAATCAAATACCAACAAAGAAAGCAGCAGTTAAAAAGAAATAACCTACCTCAACCCGGAAAGGGCAGCTAAATGAGTGGGATATACTTTGTTGTTTAATATTGTTATTTATTCCAAGTTAACATTGTATGCGCTTCTGCTTCCATTTCTAATACACCGTTTAAGTATTTATTAGAAACTTCACACATTGCTTTTGCTATGTAGTCTTTAGCTATAACCTCTACATTTCTATAAGGACATATAACTTTATAATCAATAGGGTGAGCATAACAAAGTTCATCGTGAACTTGCATTAATAATTGCAAGTTCCAGTTGAACTGTTTAATATGCTTATCTATTTCTACAATAGCTTCCTTCACTAAATCACTTTGAGTTCCTTGAATAGAACTATTTCTAGCAGCACCTTCAACTTCTATTCTTTCAATAAAAGACATTATGTGAGAAGGTTTAGCATTTTTCCATTTAAGTTGAAAAGGTAATCCTGGAACAATTCCATCAGGTTGAGTTTTACACATCTCTTTAATTAGCTTTGAGGCTTCTAGGACAGGCGTAAACCATCTTCTTGAGTTTGTTCGAGTATTGTGTATAATATAACCATTTTGAAGAGCTCTAGCGGCATTAGTTTCAACCATAGAGAATACTGTTGGTATTTCTTGCTTAATACTATCTACTACAATTTGCCCTTCTTCTTCAGTTACGATTAAAGATTGAGCGGCTCGTTTCTTCTTTAATCCGTAAATAGCGCCAAAAGTAAGAGGCTTAAAAGCGTCTCTTTTTTCTTTATGTTGCTTTTTACTTATTATATCAGCTTCTGTATAAGGCAAACCTCTATGAGTAAAGATATTCTTCCAACATAAGTTTGCCATAAAACTGTGCATATCGCCTTTAGAGATCTCAAGGAGTTTTACATCTCCGGATAACGCTACCATAATACATAATTCCGCCCCTGTCAAATCTGACGTAGTCATCTCATAGCCTTCTTCTAAGCCGAAGCAATGTCTAAACTTATTTTCCCGTTTTATGTTTTGCATATTAGGGTAACCCTCTTTACTATTTCCTGATGCAAATCTCCCTGTTTCTGTCACACATTGTCTAAAGACTGTATGTAGTTTACTAGATACAGGATTTATCATCTTTAAGAATTTCTCTCCATAAGTAGTAAGTTCTTTGTTAATGGTGGAATATTGAAGATATAAGTCCAGAAAGTCTTTAAAAGGACTTTCTGGGTTTTCTGTAAGATAAGAGTTTAATAAAGACACATTTACAGACTCATTACCGTCTTTAGTTGGTATAGGCATACCTAAGTCATTAAATAACTCTTTAACTTGTTTAGAGCTTCTGTAATTGATCTTACCAAAACTTTTACCTTCTATTACTTTATCCTCTCCAAATAAATCAAATTGAATGATTTCTACATAGTTCCTAGAAGCTCCGTATTTTGCAAGAAGAAGTTTATAATCCCTATCGGACATTGAGACGGCTCTACGCTTTTCAATGATTGAAAGAATAGAACTATCCATCTCTGTTTCAATTTGTTTAAGTTTCTGTTTATTCTCTACTATATTCTCTCTCCATTTCTTCTTATTCATTACAAAACCTTGAAGCTCACACTCTCCTATAATAAGAACTAAAGGGAGCTCGATTTCATAAATCAAGAAGTCCATATTAAACTTCTTAATGTAAGGCTGTTGCTTTTCGTGAATACTGAATAAATGAATAATGTCAATAGCAGCATAGTTTATATGCCTATCGTAGAATACAGAGTGCTTTTGCATAGTGATAAATTCAGAACGAACAACTTTCGACACTTCTAAACCTAATCTTCTATGAATAACAGCATCTAAACTATTCTTTCTGCCAGAGCCTAAACCTAAGCGTTGTTCAACAATCATAGTATCGTAAATCCGTTTAAGAATCACACCTTGAAACTTGGCCATTTGGTAATCAATCTTGATATTGTGCCCAATAAATATCTTATCCGTTAGAAACTCTAATGGGGATATATCTACACTAGTATCATCAATTACAAATTGGTGTTGTTCGTCTCCTATAACTGTTAATAAACGTATTGCTCTGAAGGGGTCTAAACCATTAAATTCTTTATCGAATCCTAGCATAGGCTTATCAGAGCAATAGTCTATAACATCATCTAACGATGCTCGAGGTAATGTAACTTGATGATCTTCTCGATTGCTTACGAAATAGATCATTTAGTTATGTTGTACTTCTTTTTAAATAGATTCTCATTATAAAAGAACTCTTTAACGTGAGCACTTTTACTTTTATCTTCTAAAGACTCTAAATGGATTTCTTTACTTACCGCCACCAATCTCATTTCCTCTGCTATTTCGTCCATTATTAAACTTCTTTGATGAAAGCTATATAATTGAGTTTGAACTTTTAAATAGGCAAACCTAAGTTGCTTAGGGGTTAGTTCAGAAAGTTTCTTCTGTTCTCCTTTTACTGACCAAGTAATGTCCTTCTTCATTTAATAAAGTTTGAAGGGTTAGCTTTAAATGCTTTCTTCATACTTTTAAGTTCTAACCTTTCTTCGGGGGTTTTTTTAAATATCTCCGCAGAAATAGGGGGATATACATTCGCATTGATTTCTGCTCTAAGTTTTTCTTGAGCTGCATAATTGTTTTCTTCTTTTTTCATTATAAAAGGTTTAAGAGATTACTAAATAAAAAAAGAGAGAGAAGTTGAGTTCCGCAACATTCTTCTCTCTCTAGTTTAAATACAAGCTAGTTGTATTAGGTTTTTAAAATAAATGCTTCTGTAATTGAAGCATTTCAAATTTATCTGATGTATTAACACCTTCAAGAACACCAATCATATCACTATACTCAGCTACTGACTGTCTTTGGGTTGTTCTGTAAAATTCTAAAAAATCAAAAACACATAGATCTGATGATTTAAAAATTACAGAACTTGTTTTCTCGTATTCTTCGTATAAAGCGAGCTCCATTTCGTAAGCCCGACAAATAACATCAGAAAGATCTTTAAAGTCGCAAGAAGGAGAGGCTATACTTGGAAGCGCTGGAATTACGTTCCATTCGACTAAGAAATCTTCGTGTTTCTTTGCGTGCTTTAATTCTGATTTAGATTCAGCTTCAAAGTATTCTGCAGCCTTAATAAACCCTTCATTTCTACACCAGTTGGTTGCAGATCTATAAAAGTAGAAAGCTTTAAATTCATCAGCTAATCTAGGAAGTAATAAAGCTATTACTTCTTTAGGGAGAGTCATTGGTTTTTTCATTAGTATTTTTAATTAAAGGATTCAGAACGTCTTAGCAAATGTAAGGAATCAAAATCAAGTTTATTCTCATACCATATCTTTTTAGGGCATTCTTTCTTAAAAACGGTTACAGCAGCACTTAAAGTACAACCACAACCTCCTTTATCTTTAAGACAAGTATCTGTAAATTTTTGATCTTTATGGGCTATTGGGCATAATCTGCACATTTCTATTCTTTTCTTAGATAGATCTGTTTCATAGCCAATGAGTTTATTAAATTGTCCTCTAATTATCATCATTAATTCCATATCATTTTTTTAAATCGGTTAAAGCTAATAACATTCTACAATCATTCAATGCGGTCTTAAGTTGTGCTTCTATATTGTGAATATTAAAAGCTAAATAGATATACTCAGTAGCATCTAAATCCAAAAGATGCTTATAAAGTTCGTCTACAATATCATTCCAAATGTCTATTAAAGACAATTTAAAAAAGGCTAGAGATAAAGCTTCTTGTGCTTCTTTTTCTGTCCAAAGCATAAGATTTAAATCGTCTACCCATTTAGTAATTCTACTATAATACTTTCTAAATACTTTATCTTCAGAAGCTTTTAACAACTTTCGTCTTTCTGGTATTAAATCCAAAGCGTCAGAGATTCTAATAGAAGTATCCCCAGCATCTCTCTTGATGTCTATTAATTTAATCATATAAATAAGTTAAGGTTAAATAAAAAAGTAAGCAGAGCCGTATGGCCGGGAATGAATGTAGAGACTTTACCCTGACTCTATGGCTCATTCAATATAGCAGGCGGTATTATCCTAGCTACATCTTTAATACGGGTGCTTACTTTTGGGTAATGTTATTATACAGTACGCAAATGCTGCTCATTAAGAGATAAAAGTAAATGTTGAACCTGTTTAATGGTCTTAATCATTTCTTCTTCTTCTCTATTAATGGTGTTAGAATGTTCTTCAATAAAGAATAATGTAGCTTGTAGTTTGATACTTAAAACTTCAGTTAATTCTTTAAATTCTCCATTCATTTCTCTCCATTTAGCCCAATCAATATCTAAACTGATTTGATCTAATACATCATTTACGTAAGTGGTTTTCATTGTTTCTAATTTATATAAGATACTTGAATATCAATATTCATATCGTGAGGAGCAACTTGTGTTCCTCCATAATAAGGGAAAGATAATCGGTTCCAGTTCCATTTTTTAAAGCTATCGGAAGAAATTCCTGAGACTATAAATGAACCTATCTCTTTTTTATCTTGACCTTCGTATATTTTATAAATTATTTGTCCTAGAGTTTCGTCTAGTGTTATAGAACAGAAGTATTCTACACCTAAAGTAATATCACAAATAATAGGCTCTCTTTGGGTAAGAGGGTTTAAAACCCTTTTACCATTAAGATAAGTATAAGCGAATATTCTTCCTAGTTTAGAACTCTGTTGTTCTGTCGTCCAACCAAGTCTAGCACTATCTCCGTGAATACCATTTAAAGCAACACCAAAGAGTTTCTTTATAGAGTATTTAGCGTCCTTTTGTTCTTGAGTTAGTCTATCATCGTTGAATCCGATTAATGTAAAACAATCAGGATTTAATCTAAAATAGAATTGTAGTTCTCTTAATTTGTAAACAGGTCTGAAATGTAATTCAGAGAAGTGATCCCCCTTTTTAATATGGAATCTTCTTCTATGATAAATAAGTTGTCCCCATAGTACCCAGACTAAGCAAATAAAGACGAAAGCTGTAGAGCTTATGATTGTTAACAATGTCAACCACTCCCAATTGAGTAATGCGACAATTGTCAAGTAAGTTAGACCTATCGGTATAACTAACCAAAGGATTGTTGACATTTTTAATTTCATAATTTTAAGTTTTATTGTTGATTTTTAGACTTTTTAAGTCTTTGAGATTCTTCTACTTGTTTCCAAGCTTGAATCATACGATTAGTTTGTTCGGTTTCTAAGCCCACTAAACAGCATTTCTTGTATTTTCTACCAGAACCGCAATCGCAAACTTCATTTCTGCCTTGCTTTGCTTCTATTTTGTGCTTAGACCAGCCTTCTGTTTGAGTTATTGTTGTTGCTTCATTTAAGCAGCTTTCACACCACATTCTTGATTTACCATCTGATTTGAAACCTTCTTTTCCGCATATAAAACACGTATTAGGATCAGTATGATCTTCTGGTAAACTAATTATGCTGTCAATAGTATTTTCTTCCATATAGTAAAGATAGTTTAAATATTAAGGTAAAGTGATGAACTTAAGGTTTTTAAGTTGTTTTGGTAGTGTTAAAGACTTACAGATATAAGTATAATAGAAATAAGTAAGATCTTTACATCTTTCTAATTCTTCTTCTACTTGTTTCTTACTCTGTATAGTTCCAAGTTTAATACCTACAGATCTTTCTTCGATGTGCTCTCTTGGCTGTAAAGAATAAAGGTGATCTAACGTCAATATAGTTCCTTCAAAATAGCAATGATTTTCATTGCTTAATAATCCTGAAGCTTCTAATATTTTCCATTGATGTTTAGGAATCTCATAGACTTCATTTGTGCCTAACTCTTCGATAGTAATTCTATATAATTCCCAAGGGAAACATTCCCATTCAGAATAAGTGTTATGACATTGAATTATTGTATCCTTACTTAATTTCCCTTTAGGGATTGAATTAATGACGCCTAATTGACTTGTTTCTCCTGCTGGATCTAACCAGTAAATAACTTTACCTTCAGAGATATTAAGCTCATTGATTAATTTAATAGTTCCGACTTTTAACATTAGTTTAAATTTTTATAGGGTTTCTCTGCAACTTTCAATAGCGTCTTGAACAACTTCTTGAAGTTCGGTGTTTCTGGTCATTGGATTAAGAAAATCTCTTAAACTAAATATTAACCATCTATTTACTTCCTCTTTATTCTGTAATCTAACTAATACGGCCTTAGCTTCAAGTTGTCTATCTTCAAAGATGATAGCTTGTTTTAAATGATTCATAGCTTTAGACATATTAAATAGTTTTAGATAAAAATTCTAAAACAGGATCTGCAATATAAGGAGGACAAGCTAAGACAATAGAGTGTCCTATATTTGTAAAAGTTAAAGATCGTTGAAATGACATTAGCATTTTAAGTTGAGGATCTTGATAGGATTGTAAGCCTGAACCTTCGACTACTATTTGACTATCTACTATTAAAAGATTAAATAAAGAAATCTTCATAACTCTAGCTTGAGTAGTTGTTAAAGGTTGAATAACAGTTAATAAATCCCTACTTACTGAAGTTGCTGTTGGCGTGTTTTCTACACAACTTGGGAAATAAGCATAACATAAGTTTTTAACTCTTTCTATTGTAGTTTCAGTCATAAGAAGTAGATTTAATTTCGTTTTCAATCTGTTTACTATATTTCATTTTAGTTTCATAGCTCCATACTACATTTTCTGGAATACCACAACGCTTAAGGAGTCTTCTTGCAGTTTCTCCTTTATCCTCTTCTATTGGAGTAGAAGTAAAAATGCCCCCACCAAATATAGGTAGGAGCATAAATATTATTAGCATTCGCATTACTTTAAATTGTTTGATCTTTAGTAGTAATCACAATCCAACCTAATTCTGTAATTTCTCTATAGTTGAAAGCTGTGATGAATTCATCTATGCTATAAATCTTTACAAGTGGATGATTAATTATATCATCATCTTGAGGCTCTTCTCTAAGAGTTAAGTTCCAGTGTTTAGGGTGTAAGTAATATACTTTAGCCGCAAGTTTAAGTTGTTTTTCTTTTGTTTTAAGGTGACGTTTAAACTGTTCCTTTGCTATTAAATAACCAGCTAAGCCAGTGTTAATAGCTAATAATACGATAATTATCCACATAATCATTATTGTTTTAAAGTTTATAAATTTTAAAATAAGAACTGCCTTTACCTAGCAGGAGTGAGAAAGAGAATGACCTCTAACAAGGAGATATTACAACCGACCCTAAAGTCGATAGATTTCACAATCTAAATAGAGAAAGCTGTTTAGATTGTATGTTTAGTCGTATTTAATCAAAGATTAACACTTTATAAGCTTTCACTAACTAAAAACCCTCTCGGATTGGGGATATCCACCCTTAACCATTTAATAATCTAAAACCAGTTAGACATTACCGTGTTTGTCTGCTTGTTTAAAACTCTTAGGTATCGCGTGTACCTAAATACAATTTTGCCTGTATCATAAGCTTTGCGAGTAGAGATTTTAGATAATTAAAAAGATAAACAGCTTCTCACTGTTTTGTAGGCTTCATACTAAGCCCCATTTAAGGGGACAACCTATAAGTTTATTTAGATTTTTGTTTAGACTCCTCAATGAAGTTTATTAACACTGTCTCTAAACCTTTAGACGTAAGAGAATCAATTGTTATATGTTCCATTGTTATTCTGTAATAAGTATCATCATACTGATGGACATCTAAAACAGAATGAAACTTCATTTGATCTTCTTCTTCGTGAGCTTGTATTAATACAAATAAAAGCATCATTAATCCTAGTAATATTACTAAGAGGTGTATTGTTGTATCTTTCATAAGTTTGTACATAAGAAATAAATAACAACACAAAGAGCTAAAATAAACATAGCAAACATAGCGTACATTTGCTCGTTGTCTGATATAGGTTTTCTAGAATATCCCATTTTATAATTTATTAAGTTTAAAGAGTTCATTAGTGATTTTCACTAATACGTAATTACCTTCTAATATTTCTATTCCAATTTCAATAGAAACCGTCCAAAATAGAAATCTAACACCTTGATTATTGTTTATTCTACTTAAATGCTTTGAGTCTTTAAAATTCAAAGATTTAGAAGAAGAAGTCATTGAAATTAATAATTGTAATTCTAAAGTATCGAGCGGTTTAGTTAGAAGAACAGCTAATGATGTTACTTCTTTAGGTAAAATTTTAAGAGTCTTCCCACTAAAAATAAACTCAACACTTAAACTATTTGAAAATAGAGGGTGTTGGGTTTTAATTATTTTTACTTTAGGGCCGATCTTTTTATGTGATCTTTTTTTCATTTAATCAGATATTAAAATAGCGTGCCATAAATCATCATCAATCTTCATTAACTCGTAATGCCCTTCTTGTACTTGATCTGTGATTTCATTACTAAAAGTTTTAGAAATACTTCTAGTATAAGAACAACCGGTTTGCATTGTTACAGTAACTAGTTTCCGATCTGTTAAAGTTGGAGTTTTAAGTACTATAGTTAAAGGATCATAAATAGTTTTAGGATGGATTTCTAATACTAACTCTTTAAATGTAAGAGGAATCAAATGAGAAGCGCTTTTAGTAATAATTATAAAGATAGCTTGGTTATTAACAGATAGTCTATTATATCTTTTTTTAACTATTACAATAGGCTCTTGATAGGACGTAGGCATAATGATTATTAGTTTATTTATTATTGGAACAAATGTACTATAATTCTATTTATCTTTAATATCTATCCAACCTATAATAGCGCCTAATCCAGAAACTGTTCCTATAGTATAGCATACTTCAGCCTTGCCTACTGGCTCCCAATTACATTTAATTGTTTTATAAATACATTGTAGCCAGCCTAAGCTTGCCAATAGTATCATTAGTCCTGCAATAAATGTTGTTGTTTTCATATTGCTTTTTTTTAAAAAGTGATTAATGATTTTATTTTCTCAATGCCATAAGCATTTGATTTCTCAAGCATTGGCAATAGGTCAATAGCTTTTATCGGTTGTTTTTCTGTTACAACATCATCTTTAATACTGTATTCTACACCATTGTTTTGCAGCCATTGTTTAACTCCCTCTTCGCAAGCACCAGTAAGTAACCTATAATATTTAACAGTAAACAACGTATCCTTAGTAATAGGCTTAGATTTTAATTGTAAAGCGATAATTTTAAATTCAAGATCAATGATACCCTTTTTTACTGTTTTAGCGTGAGCGGTGAACTTTCCTTTTTTTACAACATACTCAAACGGTGTGGTGTAGATTGTGTATTTCCCTTTTACAGTAACCTTTAGTACTTTAGAAAGTATCCCATCAAAAA